GTAGCAGGGAAAAGCTCCACTGAACGGGATGGGACACCCCGAGAAAACGCCACAGTCAAAGTGGCGCGTCAGTTCGCTTCAAGGAAACACAAGTCCACCTCCAGGAAGGAAAACCCCCCCAAGGATCAAAGAAAGAAGGAAGTTCCGAGACTCGTAAAGAAATTTTACGGAAAGCTCGACAACCCTCAAAAGAATTCTATCCAATACATAATCGCGTCTTGTCTTACCACAATCTTCCGCACCCTCTCCTTCTACGGTTATACTCAATCCGGGTCCGACATGAAGACGACCCAGGCATACTATGAGAGTCTCGTCAATGATTTCGACGGAGACTGGCTCAAAATGTTTAAGTACAAGACCGTTGCATTCTTCTCAGCGTTGCAATAACATCCAGCGCCACCCACACCCTCAAAACTTCGATCTACAGACAATCCCAAATTCATTACTTGCGGCCGGTCGGCACGCTTTATCATGAGAATCATGAAAGGAATGAAACTTCCAACGGATACCGCACCTCGTAAAGAGGCCGAGTCCCTCCTTATGTCAATCCTCCAAGTCAAGAAAGGACTTCCAAAGCCAAACCGCGAGATGGTTATCAAAGCGGAGGCTGAGTTCTTCGAGACGATCACCACAGTTCCACAGGAACCAGAAGCCCCTATGGTGGGTAATCACAAGATCGATCGAGAAACCATCATTCGAGAAATCGAACGAACGGCTCAAGAGATCTTCGGTGAGGAGGAGGCACGCCTAAAGGCAATGCCAAAGGAGAGAAGGGATCGAGAAATGTTGACCAAAATCGCAGACACCATCTTTCCATCAACCTCGGCAAATTATATATACAGCCGTAAGGATATGGGCTCCGTCGGAGCTATCCTAGAGTTGACAGAGAACGAAGGGTTGCGAAGGCCAGGCGGGTTCCTGCGAGACAAAGCTAATCCGGACCCATTCAAAAACACGACACAGGGTCAACCGGATCTGTTCTCAAAACTTCCGTATAAACAACAAAACAGGGAGATAAGTGACTTCACCCATCTAAAGAATGTCTTTCAGCCAGCCTGGGAAACGCTTACCAAGCTAAACCGGGAACGAGCCAAGGAGGCAAAGAACTATGCCGAACCATTGGGACTCGCTGAACCATTCAAGGTCCGTGTCATAACAAAATCGGACCCACATAGACAATTTGCCCTAACCTTTCTACAGAAATGGATGCACAAAGTGCTCCGAAATCACCCAACATTCAGTTTGATTGGCAACCCCTACGGGTACCATTCCACTCTGGCAGAGTACCTGGAAGAACGGCTCCATGCATGGAAACCCCTCAATCCTGAGGAAGAGTATATCAGCGGCGACTATAAGGCCGCAACGGACAATTTCTTCAAATGGGTCTCTGAAGCTGTAGCTAGAGCAATCTCGGTTGAACTGGAACTCCCTGAAAACGTGGGAGTCCTCTTTAACCAGGCATTGACGGGTTTCACCCTTGTTCACAAAGGGATGGAAAAGCAGCAAGAAAAGGGACAGCTCATGGGTAGCATCGTGTCCTTTCCGGTTTTATGCATTGTCAATGCAGCCGTGACCCGACTCTCGATGGAGATGGGTCTACCAATCAGAGCGTCTATAAGTTTAAAAGACGCCATGATGGCAATCAACGGTGATGACGTAGCATTCCGGACGACGCAAGCTGGGAAAAGGGCCTGGCAGGCGATAATCAAGGTTGTAGGATTGCAGGAATCGGTGGGTAAGACCTACTATTCCCGAGATTTTGTACAAATCAATTCGACTAACTTCGTCGTTGTGAACACAACAGAGTCTCGAACTGCACTACACCTCGTTCCTTATGTTAACATGGGTCTACTGATGGGACTAAAGAAGTCCGGCATCCGTGTAAGTCTACACGACCAAGACCAGTATTCAACAATTGGATCACGTTATCGCGAGCTCATCCAGCTATGCCCTGAGAGCTTACGGAAAGAGGTACATCGACACTTCATCTACTGGCACTTGGAACAGCTTAAAGCTTATAACATTCCATGGTATATGCCAGAATGGATCGGCGGGTACGGTCTCACGGGACTTATCAGTCCTTCAGATCTCGATCGCCGCATCGCTTCACGCATACTCCTGAACTGGAGAAATGCCGAACCTATCCCACTTGGGACAAGGGTCGCTCAATGGAAAATTGAGGGAATCGCGAAGCAACGACTAGAGAAAATGGGAGTGAAAGGCCACATCGTGGAACATGAAGACGAATACACTGAAGCCTACGACGAGCTAATGCGTCTCGAGCGGATGGATATCCTGCTCGACAGCAACTACTCAGAGGACCAGCTGTTCGATTCGAAGACCGATGCCGAGCACAAGGAAGAAGTTCGACTGAGAAGGGAGGCAAAGAAGGCGGGGGAGAGGAGAGAGAAAAAGATCACCAAATTCGAGTTACGCCAGAAAAAGCGTATCCAGGTCTTGCGCCACAACGAACGGTTGTGGAAAGTAGGCTCCGGCTCACTCCCTGAGCCAATTCCACTAGAGAAACTGCCATTTAAGGCGGTCTTCTGGGCAATTGCGCCGCCGAACAGAAGTGTCCAGGCGGTTGAGCAATTCCAAAAGAACTTTGGTTTGCCAAGCG